AAATAGAACCCTGCCCAGGTAGTAAAGATCAACGAGTAGGAGATTTTCGTAACGAAAAACGATTAGAGCGTGTCATCGGGCATGAAAGAGGTGATGATGGGATTGAGTGCATCACTCTATATGAAGACGTTCCTTTTGTGGATCAATACATCCCAGAACCGAGCACTATTGTTTCTACTGCTGTTATTGGCCTTGTGGCTGCGAGTAGCCCTCTTATTCTCAATATAATAAAACCAGCTATTAAAAATATCGTAAAAAGACTGACAAAGAAAAAAGATAAGGTAGAATAATAATCCGTAGATGAGTTTAATACCCGTGGCTTATCTACTTTAATTTATGAGTATGTGGGATAACCTGATTAGCTTTTGGTACTAAATAAACATCCTTACAGATATTAAAAAATGGACTATCGGTAGTCAGCATTATGCCCTCCTGTTTCAATTTTCCACATTCACGGATTCTTGCGATCTGCCAATCAAGCCTTTTGTTCTCCAACACTTGCTTTTGTATAGAAATCTGTGTATCGGCAGCAGACTTGCATTGATTCTGAAATCCCCTATCTAACGGAATACTAAATGTGGCTGATATTCCAAAGTTTAAAGCATAACTGTCTTTATTCGTTCCAGAATAATTTTTCTGCTGATAAAGAATATTTCCAGGATTATCAGGAACTCCATCTTCATCGGCATCTGTTGGATCGTAAACAGGTGTTTCGTAATAGTCCCGATATGGTTTTAAATAATTTGCTCCAAAAGTGGTGAATGGGCTAATGGATAGGGTTGGCCCTTGGCATACAATATTTCCACCATACTGATTAGTTGTCATATTGCCCGTCAAAGTTTGCACAGCCATATTCGTAACGCTTCCGTTGTTTGATTGACTTACTGCGTTAGCTAAAACCTGTGCAGGAGATAGCAGAATTACTGAGAGAACACTGAGGTACTTGTGACTACGCTTGTTGACTCTATATTTCTTTGGATCGTGGTCACGTTTGAAACCCCACCTGGGCCACGATAAGTTTCTGTAAATTGAAATGCGTTCCCAGAAGTTTGATCGGCTAGAGTAAATACTGGTTTGTTGTTTGTCGATAGATCTAATCCTGTCCATGTCTGACTCTCTCCATTTATTGTCCCTGTAACATCCGTTGTATTTGGAGCGACTGATCCATCGGTTGTGACTCCAAGTCCAGTAACAGAATACTCGTAAGAATTACCAAAATAATCTGTAGAAGTAATAGTCTCACTGATTGAGGTTGTTGTATTTGTGGTGCTGCTGAGTGTTCCCGTTGTAAAGTTCGGGACAACAGGCTGTGATTTAACAGGTATGGCATACAACAGAAGCAACAATAAGAGCTTTTTCATAAATCATCTTATAGTTAGCTCCGTTACAAACTGTCCTGTAACAGTAGATCCTGCTCCACCTTCTTCTAAGTTTTCAATTCCATGAGCAGATGTAATATCTCCATCAAAACCTGCTCCACTTCCAGCGACAGTTGAAATTACACTTCCAAAATTAGGAACTGTTCCAGCAGTAATTGTAGTATTTTCTGTCCCATTATTAGATGGAATCGTATCTGCTGCTGTATATGATTCAGATAATGACCATGTACTTGCACAGTTAGATGGTGTGTCTCCGCAACCATTAATAGAATAATCTCCAGCATTAAGAGTAACTTCACCACCGCTTACAGTTAAACCTCCAATTACATCGTCTGTATTATTTGTTCCGATATTGCTACCAGAGGCACTATAAGACGCACCAATTCGTGTGGCCTGTGACATGGCAGCGTCTACTTTCACACTTATACTCGTTGTAAATTTTGAAGTTATATCAGCATAAGCTGGTGCTGATAATAACAGTAGTAAAGGGAGTAATTTCTTCATTTTTTACTGATACCAACATTGTTGTCTTTATTAGATACTACATTAAATGGCCTCTTTTTGCCATTAGCACTGTTTTTCACTTGGAGACCCATGTTAGACATCACAGCACTGAGGAGACCTGCTGCAAAGGTAGTATCAATTTGTTTGACTGAATTTCCGAAGTATGCGTAAGAAATTACTGCCAAACTCCAAAAAAGTATAATCATCTGGACAAGATTTTAGAGAATAGAATGACTTTCTTTTTCTTCCTTTTCTTCTATTTCTGGGTCGGTTTTCGGGTCTTGAGTTGCCATAATCTTAGTGATATACTATAAATATAAGGATTGAGGCCAAATTTGGCAAATAGCGGTAAGGTAGAAGTAGACACTACATACAAATGGTAAAAATTTTAAAACCTATTCTTCTCGTATTCATCAAGTCAAAAGCGATGAAGAGACTAATTGTGGATCTGTTAAAAGCTATAGCTAAACAGACAGATAACTCAATAGACGATCAAGCAGTTGAATTTATTGAGGCCAGAATGTTCCCAGGTTCTACAACAAATCTTCAGTGATATGAAGAATGATGGCTTCATAAGATTTATCTCAACTCCTCTGCCAATGGAGACACAGTTAGCAGTTGAGTTAAGGTGTAGAGAAGTCATGGGTTGCGATGATATAGACAAGTTGAAGGCTTTTTGCATAGATATGATGAAAAATCATGCAAGAACCGAAATTGTACTATCTAACGCAATGATGCGTATGCTAGAGCTTGAGGCAATGTTAGCCGTATTACAGACAAAACCAGTTAAAAATAAACTGTTTTACAAATTTCGTTTATTTATAGAAAAAGTAAAACTTATAAGACAGATAAGACAGCACCAAAAAAATCATTCGCAACGAGCGTAGGCTGCCTGTTGTTTAGAAACTATCATCTCAGGATATTGGATCGTTTCCCACCTATGTCCACATTCGTAACACTCTCTTCTACGAATGATTATAAATTTTGAATTTCTGTCAGATCGGACAACCTTCTGATCGCTGTATGTCTTACAGCCTGGGCACTCGACCCATGTTATTCTTTTCATTTTTTGCGTTGAATGTATTTTTTGTATTTAAGGTCTAGATCAAGTGACTCTTTAGTGTATTGAAGTTCATCAATATTACCCATAAGATAGTCGTCATCTAGTGCAGCACGTTTGATTTGATACTCGTAATACTTACCTTTTGGCACAGTATTTAGTCTTTCTGCTTTCTTCCGTCAATTCGTCTTTGTACAGATTCTCTCCACATCAACTCATCTTTGGCTTCAGCAATTTTATATTCTGAGCTAGTAAATTCACGTTGTAAAGCCTCATACGCTACTTTTCTAACCCATGCAGTACCACGCATACCCTCTTTGTCAGCTACCTTTTCTATAAGTTCTGCTCTGTTTGGGTCGATTAGTACCTGATAATAGCTTTTGTTTCCGTGTTTGAGAGCCATTTACAATGTTGTTCTTGTACTACTCTACCACCAAATTGGCAAATCGGCTTTCTCAAGTTGCTTTTCCACATACTTTTTTCTAGCTTCTCTGCGTTTTTTAGTCTTTCCCTCACGGACTTCTCTAGCTTTTTTGAGAAAATCAATGATACTACCCAGATCTTTGGTGGTTGCTTTTGGAATTTCTTTGTATAGATCCTTCATTAGATCTGCTCGAATATTCTTCTGCATAGGCAACAGGCATTACCTCCGTTAGAGTCTTGTAGTATTTTACTCCAAGCTGTTTATTATGCTTGGAGATATACCAACCATGTTCATTTTTGCAAATACCAATCATTTGTTCATCCTCCTTCGTTTGTTAGTTTTAGTTGAAAAACTTTTAGATGGTTTTCTGGTTTTTGGAGTTTTAGTACTCTGTGGTTTCATGGATGTAAGATGCCATCCGTTTCCTTTCGGGCAAGCATAGACATAAGAATGGTTTTTACCCCGTTTTCTCATGTCTGATGCTTCTTTCTTGGCCTCTTGTTGGGTGCGGTAAACAATCTTATTGCATTTATAACAATGCCCTAAGACTGACATACCTCTTTTTTCTATAAAATCCCCCAACTTGTGTAAAGGGAGTCTGTTCATTTATTTAGTGGACCTCGCTCCATCTATCACCAATAGATACTTCAGCTAATGCTGGTACATCGCCCAACCATTTTGCTTCAGCATTTTCCATTGTAGTTTTAAGAATCTCAGCCCAATCCTCTGCAATATCTTCTTTAACTAAAAGAATCAATTCATCGTGAACGGCTGCTGCAATCCTTACTTTATCTTCGCCTGTTTCTTTGACTTTGACCCATAAATTACCCAATGCACACTTTAATATTGCGGCACCAGCACCCTGGATCGGTGTATTACATCTAACAGTAGTTCTATTAAGATCACCTTTTAAGAATCTACGCATATTAGATACTGGAACCCTAGTCTCAGCCCACTCATCTCCTTCGGTGGATCGTGAAAGATAATTCATCTCTCTCTGCCAATCTCGAATACCGCTATATGTAGTGAGCCAGTTATCACGACTCTTTACAGCTTCATCATTGGACATGATGACACCACTGCTTCCAGCAT